TGACCTGGGCGGATTCCGATCAGCATCTGAAGCTCGACGGCGACGATACGCAGAAGGACTATGTCGAGGGCCTGATCGCAGCGGCGACGGGGTTGCTCGACGGCCCTGAGGGCTGGCTGGGCCGGGCTATCGGAATGCAGACGCTGGAAGCCTATCTGGCGACCCCGTTGCGCCATGCTGTTGTCCAACTACCCTACCGTCCGATTGTCGATCTCTTGGCGGTCGAAACGCAGGCAGGCGCGGCATGGGAAGCGATGGAGCCGGCTGCCTATTCGCTCGATGGCATCGCCGTCAGTTTCCGGTACCGCTCAACCACGCTGACAGCTGCCGCACCGGAGGGTCTGCGCATCCGGTACCGCGCCGGCTATGAGGATGTCCCGGCGCCGATCCGCACCGCGATCCTCATGATGACCTCCGAGTTTTACCGGAACCGCGGTTCCGGTGAAGCTTCATTCGGGGCGGCGGAAATGCTGCTTTCGTCGTTCCGGGTCTATCGCTGATGGCAGGGCTCGACGAAGGCACGCTGCGCACCCGCGTGACGTTCGAACAAGCGAACCTGATCGACAACGGCCGCGGAGGCCGGACGCAAGCCACCGGTCAGGATGCATGGAAGCCGGTCAGAACCGTGTGGGCGGAGTGTATGGCCCTGCGTGGCGGCGAGGCTTTGGCGAACCTCGTGGAGCGTTCGACGCAGCTTTGGCGCGTTACCATTCGTGCCCGGCCCGGGCTGACCACAGAGATGCGTCTGACGTGGACCGATGCACTGATCGGCAAGGTCGTCGGTAATATCCGGTCGTTGGCGCCGAACGAGGAACGCGACGGGCTGGTGATGACCGTCGAGGCGAAGAAAATCTGATGGCACGTCGTCCGAACATCCGCGGACTGATCCGCACGAGGCGATTGCTGAAGCAACTGCCAGACGCGGTTCGCGGTGAGGTCATTGTCGAACTGAACGTTACCGGGCGGCAGATCGCTGCGGTAATGGCCGCTCGCACACCGCGGAAGTCGGGGCGCCTGGTCGCGGGCGAATCGTACAAGGTGTTTCCACGCACGCTGCGCCTTCAGGTCGGCTTGCTGCAAACCCGCCGCGGTGCTGACCCGCTGTTCTATGGGCGCATCCAGGATCTGGGGCGCAAGGCGCAAGTAGTGCTGGTGCAACGGCGCCTACGCAGGGCCGGCTCCAAGCTGACCAAGCGGTACCGGATGAAGGTGCGCGGCAGCGAGGGGAAGCGGTTTGTTACGGGCCGCTTCCCTGAACTCCGCCGCACCCTCAATCAGAATCTGCGCGGGATCTTTGGTCGTGCGCTCGCAAGCGTAGCAGGTGGCGGCGATGAGTAGCGCAAAGTCCGCGGTTGAAGCGGCAGTCTATACCGCCCTGGCGGAGGCGGTCACTAACGCGACGGTCTATCAGGACGCGCCAGACAACGCGCCACTGCCGATCGTTGTCATTGGTGACATGCGCAGCGCGCGCCTCGCTGGCAAGGTGGCATCGCCGGATCGTTCGGTCACCGTCGCGATCGTCACGCTGATCGAGGAGCAGGAGCGCGCGCCGCTGCTGGCGCTGATGGACGAGATCGAGGGTGCGCTCGACGGCGTCACCTTCGAGGCCGATGGCTGGACGCTGTCGGGTTCGTTCGACGACGACGAGGCAGTGCTTGCCGATGACGGCAGCACCTATTCGGGCCTGTCGTCTTTCACGTTTCTCGCGCTCGCAGACTGAGCGCTCACAACTTTTCAACAGCCCGCCGCGCTCTCGCCAGCGCGGCTTTTCGTATGGGAGAAGACGCATGGCGAAGAAACTCGGCAATGACTATCGACTGTTCGTTCGCGGAGCGGACGGCACCACGTTCAGTCAGCCGGCCGGACAGGGCAACCTGACCCGCAATGGCGGCAAGAACTTCTCGTCGAACGCGACGAAGGACACCGAGGGCTATGACACGCAGCAGCCGGGCCTCCGGACGCTGACGCTGAAGCAGGACATGATCCCGTCCCTGCCCGATCCGACCGGCTACACCCGGATGGAGACGCTCGACAAAGCGAACGGCACCGAGATGTACCAGATCCGCAAGAAGCCGTTCGCGAGTGGCGACGTCGTGTTCGAAGCGGTCATGTACACCGGCCTCGACGACACGAGCTTCAATCAGGGCACGAGCGTGACCGTCGGTGTCACCCTGACGCTCGCCGAAGCGCCAACGGTCGACGCGCTGACCTGATCCGCGCCTGATCACCCTCCCCCGTCTCCTTTCAACCTAGGAAACACCGATGCCGATCAAACTGGCGGGCAAGTCCCGCAAGACGACCCGTCCCACCGATCTCGACAAGCAACTCATCGCGGCAACGGGCTGCGGTGAGAAGGAAATCGAGATGCTGTTGAGCGCCGGCCCTGATCGGGCCGCACGCGCGCTGCGGCCCTTCCTGGAAGACGGCGTATTGCCGGGGCCGGAACTGCCGCGTGCCATCGCAGCCGATCCGGCCGCGATCGACGCCATCCGGCAGCTGTACGCGGCACCCGTTGACGCCGCTGCTCCTGCGGGCGGCGAAGGCGAGTGATGGACGGCAACCGTGCCCCGGTCAGCGACCGGGGCGAAGCATCGCTCGTGTTCGACGGCACCGTAATGGGCCTGCGGCCGTCGTTCGAGGCGCTCGACGCCATCGAGAAGACGCTGGGGCGCGGCCTCGTCGACCTTGCCGGTGCCGCGATCCGTAAGGAACTCTCGATGTCGGAAACGGGGCAGATCGCATGCGAGCTTATCCGCGCGTTCGGCCGCGAGACCGAGAACGACGGTGCCGCCCGCTCGAATGCTCCGCGCGTGACCAAGCTGATCATGGCGAGCGACGGCGGGTTGCTGGAGGCCATGAAGACGGTCGGGGGCGTCCTCGCGATCGCGGTCAACGGCGGGTACGACACCGAGGGAAACCTGAAGCCGCTGGCGACGACGACGACGACCGACGAAGCCCCCGCCGGCGGCTGATGGGCGCAGCGTCCGCTGCTCTTGGGTGGCGGCCGCGTGAATTCTGGGCGGCAACCCCGCCCGAATTCTGGGACGCGATGAATGGGTATGAGCGGATGAACCGCGTACCCGATGAAGAAGGGTAGCCATGGCGGACAATACCGAACGGCTCCTCCTTCAGGTGGATGCTGCGACCGAACTGTTGCGGCGCCACCTTGCCGAGGGCGAGCAGCCGCTTGCCAAATTCGAACAGCGTGCCGCCAAGATGGCGGACAATGTCGACCGTTCGGTCAATGACATGGGCAAGCGGTTCGGGCCGTTTGCGAAGATGGCGGAGGAGTCCGCGAACCGCGCGCAGCGTGCGTTCGAGGAAAGCTTCAGCGACATCCAGAAGCTGGCCGCAAAGGCGATCGAGGCGCCCACCGTTCGCGGCAGCGTCAACATCGGTGCGGCTGATGCGCGTGCGGCTGCTGACAATGCGCAGCGGCAGGCGCTTGCGACCCGGCTGGTGGCGGAAGCCGCGGAGCGCGCGTCGGTCGGCCAAGGCGAACTAACCGAGCGAACGCGCCTTTACGTCCAGGCCGCGCGGGCCGCTGCCCTCGAAGCCGATCATCATGCCACTGAACTGGCGCGCGAGGCCGGGGCGCTAGAGCGCGTCGAAATCGAGTTGAACCAGGCGGGCGCCGGGGCGCAGCTGCTCGCCACTCGCCAGCGCGGCGCGTCGAACAGCGCGGGCGCAATGCGGTCGGCGATGCAGGGCGTGTCCTATCAGGTCCAGGACACCTTCACGCAGCTGAGCATGGGCGCGAATGTCCTGTCGGTTGTCGCCATCCAAGGTGGCCAGCTGGCCGGTCAGTTCGCCAACATCGAAGGCAAGGCGGGCAGCTTCGCCCGCTTCATGATCGGCCCTTATGGTCTCGCCCTCACCGCCGCGCTCCTCGTGCTGGGGCCGGTGACCAAGGGCATGTTCGAGTTCGGGGATGCGACCGACAAGGCGGTTGACAAGCTGAAAGAGGACGCTGCGGAGAGCGAGATCACGGCGCGCGCCAAGAAGCGGTTCGCCGAATCGGTAGACGGCCTGACAGCTGCGCTGAAGGATCAGGACAAGGCGCTGCGCGATACCGCGGCAAACGAACGCTCGTCGGCCGAACGCGCGAACATCGCGGCACGGGCGAAGCGCGACGAGGCGCTGGCGATAAGGCAGACGACCGCCGCGCGCCTCGCTGATGCCATCGCTGCACGCGACGGCTTCAGCATCACCACGGGCGGCACATCGTCCGTATCGATCCAGCAGTCGGCAGAGGCGGCGCGCGTCGTCGATCTGCGCAAGCAAAGCGTCGCGGCGAACAAAGCAGTTGCGGACGCCGAGCGCCAACTGAACGTCACTCGCGTTGATCTGGCAGCCGAACAGGCGGCGATCTCGATCGACCCGATCCGGCGCGTCACCAAGCTTTACGACGATCGTATCAAGGCGCTGAAGGATCAGCAGCGCGAGGAGGCGCGTCTAGGTCGACAGATTGGTGCCGAGTCCAAACTCCGCCTCCGGCAACTGGAAGCGGAGAAGAAGACGGCTGTCGAAGCCGCCCAGGCGCGCGAGAGCGCATCGAAGCGCACACCGAACAACAATCAGCTAGGACGCACGGTCAATGTCGATGAGGCGCGCTCGATTGTCGCATCGATCGGGGGCCGTGTTACCAGCGGTACCCGCAGCACCGAACGTCAGTCACAGCTATATGCCGACTTCCTCGCTGGTCGCCACAAGGGTCCAGTAGCGAAGCCCGGTACCAGCGACCACGAGCGCGGACAGGCCGTTGATGTCGCCTATGGTCCCGGGATCAGCATTGCCAGCCTGCGCGAGGCTTTCCGCAAGCAGGGCGTCTCCCTGCGGCAGATTATCGACGAACCGGCGCAACGCGTTATCCATGTCGCCTTCGGCAAGGCCGGCCCGTCTCGTGAGACCGTCGCCAAGCGGGAAGAGAGCGCCCGGCAGAAGGTACTGACCGACGACAGCGCCTATACGAACGACGAGCGGCAGGCACGGCGTAAGCTGATCGAGGCGACCCGCAAAACGGCCGCGACCGAGCAGAAGCGCGAAAACCTGCTCGCCGAAGACATCGCGGCCGAGGCGACCGCCAATCGCCGCGTCATTGCCAACGATCTCAGCGCCGGCAAGATAAACGCCGCGCAGGCAGAGCATCTAACGGCGCTCAACAATGCGACCGAGACGCAGCGCCTGGCAAACCTGCTGACCGAGCGGGCGACCCGCGCGATCGAGCAGCGCTACGATGTGGAGCAGGCTGATCTGCAAGGCAAGGTGACCCTGCTGCGCATCAGTGAAGGTTTGGCGGCGACGGAAAGCGAGCGCCGCACCGTGTCGCAGCAGATCCTTGAAACCGAGCAGGCTCTTCGCCGCAAGGCACTAGAACGTCTGCGCGATACCTCGCAGGATCCGGTCCAGGTCCAGTCTGCGATAGATGATCTGAAGCGGCTGCCCGCGATCGAGAGCGGCGAGCAGAAACAAGCCGATCGCGCAAACGCTGCACCGCTCGATCAGTATCGCCAGCGTCTTCGCTCTGCGTCGGACGATATGGGACGCGGAGTGGAGGATGCCGCAGTGCGCGGATTTGGCGCGCTGGAAGATGCAGGCTCGCGGGCGACCGCAAGTGCGGTGACGAATTTGCTGCATTTGAAAGGTATAGCGGGCGAGGTCGTTGGCAGCATCGTTGCCGACCTTGCCCGCCTTGCGGTGCAAAAGGCGATCGTCGCAGCGATCGGCGGGGGCTTCGGCTTTGCCGGTGGTGGGCAGATCGGTGACGCACCCGGTTTCGCCGAGGGCGGTTCTCCCGGTGGTCTCATTCAGGGGCCGGGCACAGGCACGTCGGACAGCATCCTCGCCATCCTCGGCAATGGGCGCGGTCCTATACGGGTGTCGACCGACGAGTTCATCGTCAATGCGGCTGCGACCAAGAGGAACCTGCCGCTGTTGCATGCGATCAATTCCGGACGTTTGCCGGGATATGCCACCGGCGGTTCGCTTAGTGGTCCAAACCTACCGAGCCTGCGATCCCCTCGCCTTCCCGATGCGATCAACGGCAGCAATCGGCGCCGAGACATGCTGCTGGTCGACGGAAACATCAGGATCAGCCCTACGGCCGAATTCGACGCGCGGATGGAGAATGTCTCCTTCCGCACCGTCAGTGCGGCAGCTGAGCCAATCATGGCCGGTTCCGAAAACCGTACCATCCGTCGCCTGAATCGTCCCGAGCTACCTGGAGCGCCCATCTGATGCTGATCAGTATGCCTGCCGCCCCGGTGGCGGCGAACATCGCATGGGATATCGATCAGCCCGGCCAAGCGAACCGTGGCGAGTTCACCGGCCGGCGCCGTGCCACTTTGCTCGCGCAGGCGCCGCGCTGGTACGCTGAGGTCACCTTGCCACCGATCATCGGCGAGGCACGGGTGCTCGACTGGCGGGCGTTCGTCGTGGACTGCGACGGCATCGCCAATAGTTTCCGTGTGATCGCCTGCGAACGTCCCCAGATCACGGGCGTCACGGTCACTGTGAAGGGTGCCGGGCAGTTCGCGCATCAGCTCGTTACGCAAGGCTGGGGCGCGGCCGGGCTGAAGCTTCGTCGCGGTCAGTTCTTCACCGTGAACGATCAGCTGCTGATGCTACAGGCCGACGTCGTCGCAGATGCCAGCGGCACCGCGGTTCTGAAGTTCAAGCCGTACCTTAGGTTCTCGCCCGCGAATGCTGCCGCTGTCGAGGTCACCCGGCCCTATGCCGTCATGGTGATGTCGGATCCGCGTAGCGGCTGGAAAGTCGGTATCGGCCAGAATTATGCCGTGACGTTCAAGTGCGAGGAGGCCTTCTGATGGATAGCCGCCCCGATATCAGCGCGCAGGCGGCGCTCGCAGCCTCGGTCCGGCGTCCGGTGACCTTCGCATTTCTAGACCTGAAGGGCGAGCCGATCCGAGTAACGAATGCGCCCTATAGCTTCACATTCGCAGACACGGGCGACGAAGATCTCGACGGCTTCACGTTTGATGCCGTCGATCCGCGTGTCGTCTCTGTCGGACCGGTGAAGGCGCGCGAGGGCGGCACCGAGACGCTGACCTTGCAGTTGTCCGGTCTCGCCGGCGTCGACGACGAACTGATGACGCAGATCGGTAATCGCTCGAACTGGGCTGGTCGCGATTGTCGACTGTGGAGAGCAATGCTCGATCCGCATGACATGACGCGCATCGGTGCGATCTGGAGTTTCTACACCGGCTATATGTCGGTGCCGAAGATCAGCGGCGACCGCACGGGCCAAGTCATCAACATGTCAGTCGAGTCCTACCTCGCGTTTTTCGGGCAGGCCTCGAACCGCACGTATCTCGACCAGCAAAGCTACGATCCGGGCGACCAGTCGGCCGCGCTCGCCATCGCCATTGCCAACGGCGCTTCCAAGCGCAGCTGACGGAGCAAACATGTATCGGAAACCCGACTGGGAGACGCGGCTCGCCGCGTATCTCGATCCCTTGCGGCTGCGTGCCTTCGTCTGGGGGCAGCATGACTGTTGCACCTTTGCGGCCGGTGCCGTCGAGGCGATGACGGGGGTCGATCCCATCCCCGAATTCCGCGGTCGCTATTCGACCGCACGGGGATCCGTGCGCGCACTGCGCAGCGTCGGCCGCGGGGATCTTGCGTCGACGCTCGACGCAAAGTTCGAAGCTGTTGACGCAAGCCTTGCCCAGCGTGGCGATATCGTCATGTCGTCTGGTCTGCTTGGAGTGTGTTTCGGTGCCTTCCTGATCGCGGTTGGCCGCGATGGTGACCGCGAGGGCTTGATCCGTATCGATCGCGCCGCGTGGGATGCCCCACGCGCGTGGCGCGTCCGTTACGGCGTCTGACGGATGGCAAAAGCTCTTAAGACCGCCGCACTCGTCGTCGGTGCGGTTGCGCTAGTTGCGACCGGGGTCGGCGCGGTCGCCCTCCCGGGGTTCGCCGGCGCGCTGACCGTCGCGGGCATTTCGACCGGTACGTTGTTCCTCGTCTCGGGCGGTCTGACGGTTGCAGCGAGCCTGCTTCAAAAGACCCCGAAGGTTCCTGCCTCCCAGACCGATCGTTTGAGCGCATCGGTCAACCCGGGTGCGTTTCGGCATACCGTCCTCGGGCAGACAGCCATGCCTGTCGAGGTGCGGTATGAGGAGTGGTCCGGCAAGGATCAGGAATATTGCGACTGGATTGTCTTGCATGCGAGCCACGCCTGCGAGGCGATCGACGAGATCTGGTTCGAGACGACAATGGCATGGTCGCGCGCGACTGGCGTCGTCGGTAAATATGTCGGTTACTTCACGGTGCCGCATATCATCCTGGACGGCAGCCCGGCGAACGCTTTTACGCTCGGCTCGGGCAAGTGGAATCGAGGTGCTCGCCTAACGGGGTGCGCGTATTCGCACTGGCGTTTCAAACTGACTGGCAACAGCAAAAAGGCTGAAAGCCCATTTGTGTCGGGCATGCCGAGCCGCATCACTGTGATCGGGCGCGGCGCCAAGCTGTACGATCCGCGCCGTGACAGCACCGTGCCCGGTGGCAACGGTCCGATGCGTGCCGATGATCAGTCGACGTGGCGGTTCACGACAGACGACGGCGTGACGATCGGCGAAAACCTGCCGTTGCAGATCCTGCGCGTCGTGCTCGGGTGGCGGATCCGCAACCCGTCGACTGGCACGCTGAAGCTTGCGACCGGCTCTGGCGTGCCGCCACGGCGGATCAATTTGGCGTCGATCGCCATTGCCGCCAATCTAGCCGACGAAATGGTCAACCGGTCGGCAGGCGGTCAGGAACCGCGCTATCACGGCGCTGGCGTCGTTTCCGAGGGTGATGATCCCAAGACGGTGCTCGACATGCTCTGCACCGCCTGCTGCGCCCGTTTCCGGGATACCGGAGGCAAGCTGTCGCTCGTTGTCGCTCACAATGATCTTGCGGCAGCCGCTACCGAGGACGGGCTTAACGATGACGACGTCGTCGGCGCCTTCACCTGGGACCCGGATGCAGCGCTGGAAGCCACGCCAAACGTCGTGCGGGGCAAGTATGTCGATGCGACGGCGAACTCGCTCTATCAGCTGATCGACTATCCCGAGATCCGCTTGCCCAGCCTCGACGGGCAGGATCGCATCTTTCCGCTCGATCTTGGCGTCGTGGAAAGTCCCAGTCAGGCGCAGCGGATCGCCAAGCAGATTTTGCAGCGCAAACAGTATCCACGCGAGTTCTCGGCGCCGTTCGACATCCGCGCGTGGAAATACGGCGTCGGGGATGTCGTGCCGTTCACCTTTGCGGCATTGGGCTTCGATCGTGCCTTGTTCCGGATCAAGGATCAGGAGCTTGGTCAGGGCGGTGTTTGCAACATGACGCTGACCGTCGAGAATGCCGCGATCTACGCATGGGATGCCAACGACGCCGCGCCGGTGCAGCCGGCCGAGTCGATCGTCTACGACAGCCGCAACAATCCGCTGATCCTAGCGATCGACGAAGCGGCGACGACGGCCGAATGGGATGCGGTGTCCGATCCGACCGGCACAAAGCCGGCGGACAATGCCGACGTCACCGGCGAAAACACGTCGAAGGATACGAACG